GACTGAACGAGAAGTCTGGGAGTACCTACGCGCTCACGGTATCCTGCCGAATCCCGTCTACAACTACGCCACGCGGTGCGGCTGTTGGTGTTGCATCATGGCCCGACGCGCCGAGGTACTCAATTTCTGTCGTAGTCATCCTGAGTTGGCGCGGGAAGCGGCGGACGTGGAGGCCGAAATCGGACATCGGTGGACGGCACGCCAGAGTATCGGAGGATTGTTGGCAAGGGCACGGGCGCAAATGGAGCTATTCGAGCACAGGCCGCGATTCAGCGAGACGGGGGTGACGGGGTGAAGATCATCTACATTCGAGGCCGTCCGCGCCTGTCCACGCTCTACGCGCTGCTACCCCTGCCGCGCTGGATGGACTGGCTGTGGAGAAGGGTGGGGAGGGAGTGGTGATACATGCGGGCACAGACGTGTACGACCTGGTATGTGAGCGTGATCGGCGCATAAACGAGATCGCGACGTTACCACCGGCGGAACGCATAGAGGCACTGTCAGCATTACAGGCCAAAATCGAAGCCGCGCAAGACAAAGGCATGATACTGGGCAACGGCCAGATAGGACGGGCGCTGGAGTATGCACTAAGCGAGCTAAAGAGCGAGGGCGCGATACTGGCGAAACTCCAGGAGAAGGGGGTCCCTCTCGAATCGCCAGACGATGACCTCAGACGGGCATTCGCGGAAACGGTACGCCCGACCGGATGCTTTCTAGTGGCGCGAGAGATGCGGGATCGGATGCGGCGGAGCAGAGAGCCGGTGCAAGGGAAGCTGTTGTGATGATACCAACCTAACGCACGGGATTCTTGATTGGAGGAGAGATGAGAAACAGAAGCGGCGGTAGCGGATGCGGGTGGACGTTAGGATTCATAGCCATGGTCGCAGCACTAGGATCACTCTACGTGAGTGGGGCCGTGGGCCTTGGTGAAGTGACCTCGGGGGCCGTAGGTATGCCAGCAGAAAGCCACGACTTGGCCGCGCTGCTGGTGGTGATTGGACTGGTAGCGTTGGGCATGGCGCGGAGGGAGGGGCGGTGACGCGGAAAAGTTCAGAGATTGTCACCACGTACAAGCAGCCGGAACCCGACAAGCCACGTCCTATCGTGGAGAGCGTTACAATCCCGCTCCTGATCTCCCTGGTGACGGGGCTTCTCCTGACGGGATTTGCCGTTCTGGGAGTCAGCGTCATCTGGGAAGTCTGGTGGCCGTGGACGTGGGCCGCGTTCATGTTCTTGGGGGTGACGCTCGGAACGTGGATTCTACAGAATTGGGACGTGCTGCTGTGGGAAGCCGAAGAGAGGTCGGGAGTGGATCTGGATCGAGACGGGGTGATCGGTGATCCCAGCCAGAGATATGTTTTGGTCAACGCCGCTCCCCCAGATGAGGTTGACCGTCCAGTAGACCGCGCCCACCGGAGAATGTGCCAGTTTGTGCGGGACGCAGAACAGAGAGCACGGCGGCCCGTGACCTGGAGGAAAAGGGTTATTCACGCGATGAAATCAAGATGTTCCGAGAGCTACTTATCCGTGGTAAGTGGGCCGTGTGGCGCAATCCTGCCAATAAGCGGGACGGCTGGCGGTTGACCCGACCCGCGGGCGTCATCCTGGCGGCGATTGAATGACCCCTTCCGGTGTCTGCGAGTCGCTGAGTTCGCTGTGTATCAGCACAGGACAGCACACACAGCACACCCTACACAGGGGGGTTATGTCGAGCGGGTAGGGGGGTGGGGAGTATTTTACTTGTTAAGCGTTAAATCAAATACTCTCCCGACGCCTGCCAGTATCCCCCCTACCCCACTTGACTTCCCCTCCCCTTTCCTGTATCATACCAGTGTAACCTAGAACGCCGGGGACTCCTGTCTCTGGCGTTTTTTGCGTGTAGGAGGTGATGCGTGGACAAGGATTGGAAGTGCGAGCGATGCGGGGCGGTGATCGGCACAGTCACAGAACATGGCTTGCGCTGTGATCCTCTGCCACAGCTCAAGGTTCATTTTCGGGGCATGACGGGGTGGGTTGAGTGTGGGCAGTGTGAGCATGACAACGCCTGGCATTTCGACAAGGAATTGATGCAGCAGTGCCTACTTGACAAGCTGGAGGCTACGTGAAGCCTGGCCCGAATGGTACGCCTGAGAATGGAATCTACTGCGGGGATTGTCTGCCGCTTCTTCGAGACTTGCCCGATGGTTACATAGACGCCGTTGTGACAGACCCGCCTTACCAGGTGAGTCTCAATGCAGACCTCTGTCCCTGGGACATCTGGCCCGACCCTGCAATCTGGCAGGAGCTTTACAGAGTCACGAAGAGCGGCGGCTTTCTGGCCTTCACCATTGCGCCTCGTGTAGCACACGAACGAATACCGGACGTCCTGGCCGCTGGCTGGCAGGTGCTGGAGGTTGGCTTCTGGATATGGGGCAACGGGAGGCCGGTACACGTTCGGCGATTGAAGCGGAGCTATGATTTGGTGTACTTCCTGAGCAAGGATACGCGGCTGATGGAACTTGATGACGCGAAGTGTCATTATCCGAGCGGAACTATCTCGGGCAATAAGGCGGGGCAAGCGAAACGACATTCTCTAACTCCTGGCCGCCATTTCCGCTCGGGCAGCAAGCGATTCCAAGACTATCAATACAGCGGCCAAGGCAATCACCCTGCGAACGTAGCCTGCCTCGTAGGAAGCGACGCTCTTGCCCCTAGTCGCTATGAACTCATATTTGCCGTGAAGCGTATCAATCGAGCGGGCAAGACTGAGGAGCGACATCCGACAGGGAAGCCGATTGACCTGGTGGGGCAGATCATCAAGATAGTGAGTGTGACGGGCGACATTATCCTTGATCCCTTCATGGGGCGGGCGTCTACTGCAGTAGCAGCGGTACTCACAGGGCGGCAATACCTGGGATTTGAGGCGATGACTGAGGAGGTACGACTAGGGCGGGTACGTGTAAGAGAGACGCAACCGCCATTGATGATACCTGCTTGACAAGCTGGATTATAGCGCGCCTTGACAATCGGGTAGCTTCTGTGGTATAATGACAGCGTAAGCAATCTACATCGTGGACGCGAAATGGTCGGGATGAGCGCCGACAGGCTGTAATGGCCTGTCGGCGCTTTTTGCATTTCAGGAAAGGACAGCATGGCCGAAGTCCTTGACCGTATTGAGTTCATAGCCTCACTTTCGTCAACCCAGAGACACCCGATCAAGCTGGGCAACGATACGGGCCAGATGACCATCGAGCTTCCGAAGAGCGAGGCGAACGCTCTCTTACTGGTAGCGATGTACTACGCAGATAAGACGTTCAGGATGATAATCGAGCCAGATGACAGTGAGCATAGAACCGTTAGCAGGACAAAGGCAAAGAAACGAGTCAAGGCGGGCAGTTCTGGGATGTAACGATTATCTGAGGATGGGGCCTGGGCGGTCTTTGCGTGCCCTTCACGCACAATACAATAACGAAGGCGAACAAACTCAAACGCCTACGCAATCATTCGGGACCCTGGCCGCCTGGTCAACTCGTTACGGCTGGCAGGAGCGAGCCGAAGCCTACGACGCAGAACTAGAGAATCGCAAGAATGAGCGGGCCGAAGAGATCATGCAAAGCGGCCTTGCCCTAGACCATGAGCGCGTGGTGAAACTAAAGAAGCTCGCAGGCCTCCTAGAGGATCAGCTTTATGAGCGGGGCGAGGACGGCGTCTATCACAACGTATGGCTCCCAGACGTGAAGCAAATCGGCTCAGGGCCAGACGCTGAGCGCGTAGACATTGAGCGATTCAATGCCCCGATTATCAGTGAGTACAGGGCGGCGCTTGACGACCTGGCGAAAGAGACGGGCGGGCGCAAGGGGCGGCTGGATGTGACCACTGACGGCAAGGCGCTCCTCGGCGTAGGAGTGTACATTCCCGACAATGGCAGACAGCAAGACGATCAGGCCACAGAAGGGGCCACAGGAGCAATTCCTAGCGACACCGGCTGACATCTGCATTTACGGCGGCGCGGCTGGGGGCGGAAAAACATTCGGCCTGCTGCTAGAATCGTTAAGGCACATTGACAACCCAAGATACGGCGCGGTCATCTTCCGGCGCACCTACCCGCAGATCACGCAAGAGGGTGGATTGTGGGATGGGGCCGGAGAGATATACCCAGTGGTCGGGGGAGATCCCCGGCTGAGTACGATGCAGTGGCGCTTTCCGAGTGGGGCGCGGGTTAAGTTCGCTCACATGCAGTACGAGAAGAACCGCCTCGACTGGCAGGGTGCACAGATCCCGTTTATCGGCTTTGATCAGTTGGAGCACTTCACTGAGGCACAGTTCTGGTACATGCTATCACGGAACCGCTCAACGTGCGGGGTGCGGCCTTACATTCGGGCCACGGTTAATCCTGACCCTGACAGCTTTGTAGCTGAATTGGTAGCCTGGTGGATTAACCAGGACACGGGGTTCGCCATACCGGAACGGGCGGGGGTGTTGCGCTGGTTTGTACGAATAGAGAACCGGCTGGTATGGTTCGATTCGGCAGAGGAAGCAGGGGAGCAATACCCCGACATCCCGCCAAAGAGCTTCACATTCATACCGGCAAAGGTCGAAGACAATCCGGCGCTGCTAAAGAAGGACCCGGGGTACATCGCCAACCTAATGGCTCTTCCCCTGGTAGATCGAGAGAGACTACTGGGCGGCAACTGGATAATCAGACCGGCGGCGGGAAAGGTGTTCAATCGGGGATGGTTCGAGATCGTGGATATAGTGCCTGACGGAGGTGTTGAGTGTCGCTTCTGGGACTTTGCGGCAACAGCCAAGTCGATGAAGGGTGATAATCCTGACAGCACCGCGGGCGTGAAGATGCGTAGGGTCGGGAGTATTTACTATGTGACTGACTGCATGGCAGATCAAGTGGGGCCAGCCGCTCAGGATAAGCTATTTCTGGGAACATCGAGACAGGACGCGCAATTATCCACAGTGCCCTACATGATACGATGGGAGACAGAACCGGCGTCAGCGGGCAAGAAAGAGACGTGGAGGCTGGTTACGAAGCTGGCAGGACTAGACGCTAAGGGTATCCGGCCACGAGGGGACAAGATCACGCGGGCTAAGCCGCTGGCCGCGCAAGCGGAAGCAGGGAACGTGAAGCTACTCCGAGGCCCGTGGAATGAGCGATGGTTGCAGCACATGCACAGCGTACCGGACGGGCCACACGATGACATTATGGACGCAACGGCGGGAGCGTTCAACGAGCTAGCGCCAAGGCGAAGTCGCAAGGCGCGAGGTTGGCAGGGGTAACATGGCAATCAAGAGCGACCTACAAAAAGCGGTAGAGGCACTCACGGCAAAGGGGACTCTCTATACGGCCCTCTGGGACTACTACGACGGCAATCACCCCCTGAGGTATAGCACCAAGCGGCTCAAGGAAGTTTTCAAGCACGTCAATGTCAATTTTACCGAAAACTGGTGTGCGGTGGTGATTAACGCTGTGGCGCACCGGCTGAATCTGCTACGCTTTGACGTGGCGGAGGATGACGTGGCTACTGAGGCTCTCAATAACCTCTATATTCAGACCGGCCTAAAGCTGGGAGACAACGCCATTCACAAGTCCGCCTTGATAACCGGCGAGGCTTTTGTCGTGGCTTGGAAGGACGCCGACGGAGAGACTGAGGCGTACTACAATGACCCGCGCCGATGTCATGTGTTCTATCACGGAGAGAATCCGCAGAAGCCTCGCTTTGCTGCCAAGTGGTGGGATGACGAAGAGGGCAAGAAGAGATTGACGCTGTACTACCCTGACCGGTTGGAATATTACATCTCCCGCAAGAGCGCCAAGCAAGTCAGGAGCTACAAGGCGTTTGTCCCGACGGAAGAGGAAAGCGCCCCTAACCCCTTCGGCGTAATACCGGTCTTCCACTTCCGGCGTGAGTTCCGCGTAACTAAGAGCGAGCTCGAGGACGCGATTCCTCTCCAGGACGCGATTAACAAGCTGGCTGCCGACTTGATGGTTGTGGCAGAGTTCGGAGCGTTCAAGCAGCGGTATATTATCAGCCAAGACGACCCCGGCAACCTGAAAAACGCGCCCTTCATCAATTGGTGGATTCCGGGCGGGGATGGAACGGGACAAGCGGCCAGCGTGGGGCAATTGGACGCCTCAGACCTGCGGGGTTACCAGGAAGTCATTGACAAGAAGGCTAGCGCGATGGCGGCTATTACGGAAACCCCGAAACACTACTTTTTCTCTGCAAGTGGGAACGTCCCTTCCGGTGAGGCCCTGATTGCAATGGAGGCCCCTCTCAACAAGAAGTGCACTGACATCATTGAGTTTTTAGCAGCCACGTGGCAGCAGTTGGCCGCCTTCCTCCTACAGTTAGAGGGACAGAGCACCCCAGCGCAGAGCATCAAGGCAATCTATGACGACCCGCGCACCGTCCAGCCGTTCACGCAAGCGCAAGTCAGAGAGGCCAGCGTAAGGGCGGGGATCCCGCTCAGAACGGTGCTCAGGACAGAGGGTTGGAGCGAGAAACAGATCGAGCAGATGGACTCCGACAAGAAAGCAGAAGCGGCAGCGGCTAAGACTTCGTTGGCAGAAGCTCTCTTGACAGCGCAACGGCAATTCGACCAAGGGGGCGACGATGGGGAATAAATCGGGACAGGGACGGCGACTGCGCAAGAAGAAGGGGATCACGGCTGAGGCTACAATTCAGCGCCTTATGGACTCCCTGAGTAACGAAGAGAATGACGCATTGGTCAGCGAGCCTAACTCAGAGTGGGACATGATAGCTCAGGCCGTCATGGCCTGGCAGACCATGTTCTACCAGGCGTTGGGGATTAAGAGCGCGAAGACGATAGCAGCAATGGGGTCGAGCCTGATTGTACTAGCCAGCATCATGCGACGGGCCTATGGTCTGGGAATCAAGCGAGGGAAGCGTGGCTGATCCTACCGTCGTCGTAGTCGCCCGAGAGTTCAAGCAGGCCCTGCTACTCCGTGAAGCCCAACAGATGCAGGACATGGCCGGACGCTGGCTACAGATTGAGCACAAGCTAGACGCACAGATAGCGGCTCTGGCAAGTCAGTTCGAGGAAGAGCGAGTCGCAGGCCGGGCAATCAGTGAGGCGAAACTCTACAGGATGCGGCGCTATCAGCTATTGACGGCTCAGTTGCAAGAGGAAGTCGGGAGCTACACTGGCTACGCAGGAACGCTCATCGCAGACAAACAGCGAGAGTGGGGCGCGTTGGGAATCCGGCACGCCGCTACACTTACACAACTGAGCTACGAGACCGGCGTCGGAGCCTTCTTTGACCGGCTCCCAGTGGCAGCGATTGAAACGATGGTAGGCCTAGCCGGTGACGGCTCGCCGCTCAACACGCTGCTCAGGCAGTCCTGGCCTGACGCGGTGGACGGCCTGACAGAGGCACTGATTAACGGGACGGCTCTCGGGTGGAATCCGACGAAGACGGCGCGATACATGCGAGAGGGTATGGCCAGTGGATTGGATCGGGCGCTGACCATCTTGCGGACGGAGCAGATCCGAGCGTACCGTGAATCTGAGAGGATGCAGTATGAGCACAGTGGCGTCGTGGATGGTTACTATCGGATCGTGGCTCACGATGGTCGGACGTGTGCTGCATGTCTCATGGCAGAGGGTGAGTTCTATCGGAACAGAGACGCGCTCAGGGATCACCCAAATGGAAGATGTTCAACGGTGCCTAAAGTCCGTGGTCTCCCGTCTCTGCAATTCGAGAAGGGGCCTGCATGGTTCGCCAAGCAGCCCGAAGAGACGCAGCTACAAATACTCGGGCCGGGAAAGTACGCGGCCTGGCGGGATGGGAAGTTCGGGCTGGCCGACCTGGTGACGGTGAGGAAGGACGCGACGTGGGGGGACAGCGTTACGCCCACGCCGCTGAGGGAGTTGGTGAAGGCATGATATTATCACCCGATACGTTTTTGCAGAAGATATGCGAGAAAACGGACAGAGAGCGTAGGGAAGAGCGCCGAGAAGCCCTTGCTTCCCCTTCTGTCGCGGATGAGTCGTTAATGGCCGTGGATGCAAATACAAGACCAGGATTGATACCGGAAGAGCTTTTACAGGAGCTTCACGATTCCATCGGGGGACAATGCGTGATAGTCCCTGGAAAGACAGTCTCAAAGACTATGCCCGTGGATGAGTCTAGGGATGGGGGAACCTACGACTTTGGGGTGCGCGCCCCTGTAGTGACAATAGGGCCGAGGCTCTTTCCGTTAAGGATTCGAGCATCTGACGTCAGGGAGCGGATAGCCGAATTGGACAAGTGGGTCGAAATCCGAGAGCCGCATACCGACAAGCTCCTCTTCCGCTTTCACCCAGTACGTGACCTGATCGAAATACAGCGACGGGGGGCCAAGACTCTGATAGACCTATCGGAGTATCGGAAGTAACCGCCCCACGCTGACAACCGAATAAGAGCGGCTAGACCGCCTCAATTGGAGCGCCCAGAGCGCCAACCAATTGAGGCGTTTTTTCGTTTACGGGCGAGATGCCCAACTAGAGCGGGAGGCTCAGACAATGCCAGACAAAAACGACGGTAACGACGGCAAAGAGAACAACGGCAACCAGAGCAACGACCAGGGGAACGAGACGCAAACCTGGGAGGCGTTCCTGGAAGCACAGAGCGACGAAGTGAAAGCACTGGCAGACAGCCACATCAAGGGCCTGAGAAGCGCGCTGAGTTCTGAGAGAGACCAGCGCAAAGACCTCGCTTCACAGTTGCAGGACGCAGCCAAGAAGCTGGACAAGGGGTCCGAGGCTCAGAAGGCACTAGAGGAAGTGGCAGGCAAATTGGATGCCGCAAATCAGAGGGCCGACTTCTACGCGGAAGCGGGCAAGCCGGAGATCGGCTGCTCCAACGCGAAGCTGGCCTACATCGCGGCTCAGGAGGTAGGAGCCTTCGACAGTCGCGGTAACGTGAACTGGGACACGTTGAAAAAGGACTTCCCTGAGCTATTCAAACAGAAGCCCGTCGCCAAAGGCAATGCAGGAAACGGCGCGGGTCAAACCGGTGGCGGCAAGACTGGCATGAATGAGTTCATTCGAGCAGCCGCCGGAAGATAAGCGGAGGTAACAGAAATGCCTTACAACAGTGTAATTTCGAGGAACGATGCGGCAGCCTTGATCCCTGAGGAAGTTTCCAAGGAGATCATCCAGGAGCTCCCCAAGGCTTCGACCATCATGAAGCTGGGCAAGCGGGCTCCTGACATGGCTCGCAACCAGACGCGGCTACCGGTTCTATCTGCACTGCCCACGGCCTACTTCGTGGCTGGTTCTACATCGGCTGCGGGCGGCCTCAAGCAGACGACTCTGGCAGAGTGGGCCAACAAGTACTTCAATGCCGAGGAGATCGCGTGCATCGTTCCGATCCCCGAGGCTGTGCTGGACGACGCGGACTATGACATCTGGGGAGAGGTCAAGCCCCTGATTGCCGAGGCTATGGGCGTAGTCTTCGACGCGGCTGTCATGCACGGAACCAATGCCCCTGCCGCCTGGCCCACTGACCTGGTGGCAGCGGCTATCGCAGCGGCCAATACCGTGACCATCGGCACCGTCGGTACCGACCTTTACGACGACCTCCTGAGCGAGGGCGGGGTCATTTCCAAGGTCGAGGACGATGGGTTCATGGTGACGGGCAACATCGCGGCAGTCAGTTTCAAGGCGAAACTGCGCGGCGTGCGTGACGACAACCAGCAGCCTATCTTCAAGCGTTCGATGCAGGACGGGACGCGCTACGAGCTAGACGGCGCGCCTATCGAGTTCCCTCTCAACGGGGCTTTCGACGACACACTCGTGCACCTGATCACCGGCGACTTCACCAAGTTGCTCTATACCATGCGTCAGGACATGACGTGGAAAATCCTGACCGAGGCCGTGATCCAGGACGCACAAGGCGCCATCGTGTACAACCTGGCACAACAGGACATGGTCGCATTGCGATGTGTGATGCGGATCGCCTGGCAGGTTCCCAATCCCATCAACCGGATGCAGCAGGTTGAGGCCAGCCGGTATCCCTTTGGAGTGTTGGTGCCAGCGGCGTAAGCATAGGCTCAAACTGTAACATGTATGCTGCTCTGGCCTAGTGTCAGGGCAGCGCAAGAAATCTGGGAGGTAAACCAGAATGAAAATCAAAATGGACGGACGAAGGAAACTAGCTCAGGTTGCGATTGTGCTCTGCGTGCTCATGGCCACCGTGCTGGTGATGTTTGGCAGTCCAGAAGTTCCAGGCTCTAAGGCGAGCGCATTCACCACGCCCGTGGCTTCCTGGCCGCACTCGACCGACAATAGCAAGTGGCCTATCTACCTCTGGACGTCTGACACAATCACAGCGTCGGGGGCTAGCGAAGAGTACAAATTGATGAACTACGAGGCGCTTGACCTCCACTACGTGATCGACCAGGGGACGACCAACACGGTCACTATCAAGCTCCAGTACAGCAACGACGGCTCTAACTGGGCGGACGGGGCAGCGATAGTGTCGGCCAATGTGGCGGACGCCAATGAGATGGTGCAGAAATACAACGTCGGGGCCTACACGCGGCTCTATGCCACGCTGGCCAACAGCAACCCCATCACTATCACCGTGATCGGCCTGGCGAAGTAGGAGGTTCACATGGCAGCGACGGCGGCAGAGGTTGCACGGCTTCGACGTATGGTCAACGAGCCGGATGATACCACGTACGACGACGACGCCCTGGCGGATTACATCGAACGGTATCCACTGCTCGATGAGCGCGGAGAGGTCCCGTACACCTGGGACACCTCCACGGAGCCACCTACGCAGGACGCCAACGACAGTTGGATCCCAACGTATGACCTCAATGCCGCCGCCGCTGACATCTGGGATGAGAAGGCCGCCGTCGTGGCTCAGGACTTCGACTTCCGAGCCGACGGCGGCCAGTATAGCCGGTCGCAGGTGGTAGAGCAATACCAGCAACGAGCCCGTTCCTATCGAGCACGGCGCAAAGCCAAGTCGGTGGAGGTCTTCCCCTGGCCGGACGAAGGATCGGGGACGCAGAGTTGGATCGGCAATCTGCCAGAGGGTAGCTAATGCGTGTCTTCACAACCACAGAGCTAACACGGATGCGGGGCGCTCAGGGCGATGCCATGATGGACACGTGCGCGATAGTGACGCGCGACGAAACCGGCACGGACGACTATAACCGGCCCACGGTGCAATGGCTGGAGAGTCCCTCTATGGCCTGTGGCTATGATGACACGGTTGAAAAAGAGGCCATGGCCGGCACGCAGGTTGTGCTGGTAGACGCCGTTGTGCGGCTGCCGATTGACACCGACCTGAGCAACCTGGACAGGCTGAGGATCACGCACCGGCACGGCGAAGAGCTAGACACGGCCTTGACGTTCGAGATGCTGGGAGATCCGGAACGAGGCCCGAGCGGGCTGGTACTCAATCTGCAACTGGTGACAGACGGAAGCGAGGAATAGAGCATGGCGAGAACCGTTTTGAGTGTACAGGACATCGCCGTCGCAGGCATCACGCCGTCCTACGAGGCGGCCAATGCTGACGGCGAGAAGATCAGCAACGACGGCGCGACCTTCGTCCAGGTGAAGAACACCAATGGGGCTGAGATCACGGTTACTATCGTGACGCCTATCACCATCGGCGGCCTGGCAGTCGCTGATCAGACCATCACCGTGCCAGCCACGACCGGCGACAAGATGATCGGGCCATTCAAACCGGCCCACTTCAATCAGCCGTCGGGAGACGACGAGGGTTATGTCTATGTAGACTTCTCTGCCGTTACGGACGTGACGATCGCGGCTTTCAGGATCGACTAATGGCTGACGCCAAGGTGGACTGGTACGAGGATGATGTGCTCCTGGTTTTGGACCGCGCCACGGATGAGGCGTTGTCCGCGCTTGCCCAGCAGATCAAGGGCCAAGCGCGGATCAACATCCGCGACAACGGCCAGGTCGATACCGGATTCATGATGGGCACGGTCTACGTTGTCGCTCCTGACAAAGACGACTACCAGGAGGCCAGCACCGGCGCGGCCATGAAGAACCCCGACGCTCGCATGGCTCCCAAGGTGAAGCTGCCACACAACGCAAAAGCAGCCGTGTGCGCGGGGGCTGAGTACTCGATATATCAGGAGATGACCAACTCGTTCCTCTACCGGGCCTTGGAGCAAGTGACGGACGACGCGGAGAACGTGATCAAACCGATAGCGAGGGGATTGTGAGAGACGTAGGCAAGGCCATCTGTGACTACCTGCTGGCCCAGGCCAGTCTAACGGCACTGACCGGCACACGAATACACGCAGAGACGGACACGCCGCCGCCTGGGTACAAGCCTAGTGACGGCGGTTGCGTCTGCTTCAAGACGCGCGGCGGCGATATGCGAACTCAGGAGGACGTGCTCATATTGCCTTCCGTGCAGTTCAAGTGCTACGCGGCCGGCGACGTGGCCGCAAACGCAGTCTATCGCGCCCTCTTCGATGCGTTGCAGGGCGCACGCGGCGGCACCATTCGCTGGGCACAGATCGAGGCGCTTGGGACAACGCTGGAAGAGGAAACAGACTGGCCTTTCGTACTAACGTATTACAGGATTCACGTAGCAAATAACTAGGAGGCAAACACAATGCCAAATCCAACAGTAGCAAACATATTGACCGGCCCCGTGGTGTGCTGGTACGCACCGGAGGGGGAATCGTTCCCTGATGAGAACTCCATCGACCTGGGTGACGCCTGGGGAGGAAACTGGGCACGTCTTGGGTCAACGGATAGCGACACGCCGCTTTCGTGTCTGTACGACTTCGAGGAGTTCGACCGCGAGATCATGGAGGCGTTGACGCCGGTGAAACGGGTCAAGAGCGCGGAAAGCCTGGCGCTAGAGACCACGCTTGCCGAGATCACCTCTGACTACATGCACCTGGCGATGGAGGGTGCTGTCACGGAGACCGCCGCCGCTGGAGACCAGGTGGGCATGGATGAGCTAGACGTGGGTGGCGACCAGGACTTGACCGTCCGCGCCTGGGGCTTCGAAGGCACGTACACCGACAGCTCGGGCAACTCGTTCCCTGTCCGCGTATTCATCTATCGCGGCACGGGCAAGATCAATGGGGCGTTGGAGTTCGCCAAGGACGCCAGCCCTGGCGTTCCTCTCCAGGTGAAGGCCCTGGCCGACATAAGCCAGTCAGTCGGCAGCCAGTTGTTCAAGTTCCAGAGAGTGACCGCAGCGTTCACAGTCTAGCATAAGGGGGAGAGATGCGAAGCATAGTAGTGCAACTCGGAGGCGTGGCATACACCATCGAGGAGCTACCGACGCGCAAAAACGCAGAGTGGCGCAAGAAGCTGGACGCGCCGTTCAGCGAGCTGGCTAATCTTCTGGAGAACGGGCCAGACGCGGACATAACCAACCTGCAAGACCTGGCCGGTTTGGTCCGTTCTCTCAGCGGTATGTTCATCGGCTCTATGGACACGCTGATAGACTTGCTCTTCGACTACTCGCCGCCACTGAAAAAGGCTCGCAAGAAGATCGAGAACTCGATCTATGACTCCGAAATCTTGGAGGCCTTCACGAAGGTGCTGGGCCTCGCCTACCCTTTTGGGGGGCTAGTGGGCAAGCTCGGGGGCTTGATGAGTCTTGGCTCGAAGAGCGAACCGACAGAGCAGAGCTAGCCTTACACGCCTGGGGCCGGTGGGATGATGAGTTTGACCCGCTTACCCTGTCGCTGCTAGAACGCAGCTACGTCAGGCGCAAACGCTGGGAGTCGCGCGTCCTGGCCGTGCAGATCATGAACGCATACGCAGAGATGATGGGACGGGGAACGAGGCGGAGGCAGGTGAGCGCTGATACAATGCTGGGCACGATGGGAGTGAAACTTTGAGCATAAAACTCGCTGACGCGGTTGTATACCTAACTGGCGACCGCAAGGGTCTGGACAAGACACTCAAAAAGAGCGAGACAGACACCGAGACCTGGGCCAAGAAGGTTGGCAAGAAGATCAGGACGGGCCTGGGTACAGCCCTGAAGGTAGGTATGGTCGGGGCTGCCGCTGGCGTGACTGTGCTTGTGGCCGGTATCACCAAGTTGGCGATTGACTCTGCCAAAGTTGACCAGGTGCGCGGGACCTTCGACAAGCTGGCAGAGTCTATCGGCACCGATGGTGTGACCGCGCTGGACAGCCTCCGAGAAGCTACACGCAGCATGGTCAGTGACGCAGACTTGATGCAGGCCGGTAACAAGTTCATGGCGATGGGGCTGGCCTCCAGTGCAGAGGAAGCCGCGAATCTGGCCGAAGTCGCCACGCAGTTGGGCAGCGCCATGGGTGAAGATGCGACGTCGAGCATGGAAAACTTTGCACTTCTCCTCGCGAATACCTCAATTCCAAGATTAGACTCTTTTGGAATAAGCAGCGGTAAAGTTAGAGGCCGCATAGAAGAGCTAATGGCGGCCACGGAGGGCCTGACGCGCGAAGAAGCCTTCATGACGGCCACTATGGAGCAAGCCGCTATCACCATGGCGAAAGTCGGAGAGCAAGGCGACACCTCCGCCGCGTCAATGGCTCGGATCCAGGCGACCGCCGCGAACTTGAAAGACCTTCTAGGGCGGGCGTTCTTGCCGATCATGGACAAGGTGATGAGCGTCTTTGGAGACTTGGCGACCAAGTACGGGCCGGATGTGGAGACGTGGATCAAGGAGAAGCTCCCCGAGGCAATCGGCAAGCTGACGTCATTCTGGAATGACCAGCTTCTACCGGCAATCACGGCCATGGTCGATTACTGGAAGACTGACCTGCAACCGACTTTCGTGGCGATTTGGGGATTCATCCAGGATAACCTTACTCCCATCCTGGCTGGGCTTGCTACCATGCTACTTGTCACCGTCGTGCCCGCTTTCGTCACCTGGGCCGCTGGGGCAGCAACGGCAGCAGTGGCGACAATCACAGCTCTGGCCCCTGTCCTAATCCCCATCGCAGCGATTGGGGCCGCCGTGGCACTCCTGGCGAAAGCCTGGGAAACCGACTTTATGGGGATGCGGACGCTGCTCACCGAAGTCTGGGAGCAGAAACTAGAACCGATATTCGAGACCCTAAAAACCTGGCTGCAAGAGACGTTGACCGAAGCGCTTGCCACTCTGACAACGTTCTGGAGTGAAACGCTTCTGCCAGCTATCAAGGATGTATGGGCTTTCATAGACGAATACCTCTTGCCCGTCTTTCGGCTTGTAGCAGACATCATGGACGTGGCCCTGACCCTGGCTGTGACCGCTCTAGCTGGACTCTGGCAGAACGTTCTACAACCAGCCCTCAAAACCGTGTGGGAATGGTTCGGGAAGCTATACGATCTGGTCAATGACAGCGTGGCCCCTCTGGTTGACGGACTCAAGGGGAAAATGGACAAGCTGGCGGGCGGGCTTGATGGAGTGAAGAAGGCCATCGGCTGGGTGACTGACAAGCTGAAAAAGCTCAAGGATTGGCTGGACAGAATCAGTATACCCGACTGGCTGACTCCTGGCTCTCCGACGCCGTTTGAGTATGGCCTGAGGGGCATCTCTAGCGCCATGAGACAATTGACGTCTGAGGAGCTTCCGAAGTTCGTGTCCCTGTTGGAAGCGACGAAGGAGATGAAGTCGGAAGTCGTTGACATAGCCAAGCAGCTAACACAAATCGGCGGCAAGGGTACGGGCTTCGTGGCTCCCACGATAGGCGAGAAGACGGCAGGAGAGAAACCAACGGGCTTCATGGGAGGTTACATGGAGACGTGGAGACCTGACTTCTTTGACCCCAAGAGGGCCGAAGGCGATACGACCATTATAAACTTGGGCGGGGTGACATATGCCAAGTCTGAGAGCGAAGCCACTCTCAAAGACACCGTGAAACTACTACAAATGGCGGTATAGCAATGCCAACGAGAGAGAAGTTCACAATCCGAAACGACGCGGGCGATTCCGTTCCGCTCTACTACCCCGCCCACCTGTGCGTGGTACAGCATGACGGCCTGGGCATGGCTCCCGTGCAGCGGACTCACATCTCGGGACCCCACCAGCACGGGGCGACGCAGACACACGCCAAACTTTCCCCTCGCGTGGTGACGTTGCGACTAGAGAGCGACTATGAGTCCGATGAGTCCTGGGCCGCTAGACAGGCGCTTATCCAGATGTTTAACGCGCCCACAGGAGATCCTCTTCACCTGGACGCGGTACTCCCAACTGGTGACACGCGGCGGCTCAATGTACGCTACATGGCCGGACTGACCATGCCTCTACAGCGGGGCGTCACAGAGGCCTACGCCGTGCAATTGATAGCCTCCAAGAATCCTGAGTTCTACGACCCGACCGCTATCTTGTGGGGCTACAGCGTGCCTAGCGGCTCCAGTCTCTGGTCGTTCCCCCTGGCCTTCCCTGCTGGGTTCGGTGCAGGCTCCGTGGATGTAACAGAGACGAAACAATACACCGGCACGTGGGAGGTCTACCCGATAATCACCGTCGTTGGCCCGTGCACAGATTTGCTCATCGAAAACGAGACCACCGATGAGAAATTAGACTTCGACGGGCACACCATCGCAGCGGGCGAAACGGTTACGATTGACCTGATCTATGGGGAGAAGACGGTCGAGAGTAGTACGGACAATACGGACGTCGCCGATCTGACCACGGACTCGGACATAGCAACGTGGCATATCGCTCCCCACTGCGAGGCGATGGGCGGACAGAACACGCTTCACATTACGTTCACCGGCGGCACCAGCAATTCGCAGGTGAGCATCCAGTTCAATACGAGGTATCTTGGCATCTAGGAGGTGGCAAATTGGCCGAATTAAGCTTTCCGTGGCCTGACACAACTGACCCGGGCCCGCAGGTAGGAGACGGACGGCCCTACACGTCCGCAGAGTGGGATCAATGGTGGGAGATGGTCTTTGCCCAGATGAGCGGCGCGTCTGAGGGTGTCCTTCCCGAGGTCTGGAATGAGCTAGAGGTCACCGACCCGGATGTGGTTAACAAGGTGGACGTTGACACCGGCGCGGCTTGCATCAAGGGGAAGGGGCATTGGAATACGGTTTCCAACCGCCTCACCGTGGCAAGTGCGGCGGGCGGTACGACTCGAAAAGACCGCGTCATCTTGCGGTGTGACTGGACGGGCGGCGTAGGCACTCAGTACACAACGCGTCTGGCGGTGAAGCAGGGCACGCAGGCAGATCCCCCCGCTTTGACTCAGACTGACAACACCGTCTGGGAGATCTCCCTCGCGCAGTTCGTGGTAGACGACGCAGGCAACATCAGCGGCTTGACCGATGAGCGGGCTTTCTGTCATTTCGCCACGAAAGTGGACGAGAACATGCTAGACGCTTCCATCGCCGGTGACGGCCTATCAGGCGGCGCGGGTTCTGCTCTCAGTGTGAACGTGGATGACAGCACAATTGAGACCAACGCCGACGCGCTCAGGGTGAAGGCCGGCGGGATAGACACGAATGAGCTAGCGGACGGGGCGGCGACGGCGGTTAAGTGCGGGGCGGACATGGCAACGCAGGCCGAGCTTGATGCTCACATTAACCTGACCACGGCTCACGGCGCGGTCTCTGCTCCGACTGCCAGCAAGATGATGGTTCGTGACGGCAGCGGACGGGCGCAGGTCGCGGATCCAAGCGCCGACGCGGACATAGCCACGAAGGGCTGGGTGAATAGTAACCTGCCAGGCGGCAATATCCCCGTGGGCGGGATCATCATCTGGTCTGGCGCGGTAGTGGATATCCCTGCAAACTGGCAGCTCTGCGACGGTACGAATGGCACGCCGAATCTCCGTAACCGCTTCGTGTATGGCGCGGGCTCGGGCGGTGGCTATCAGAATCCGGATGCATCGGGTGGGAATACGTGGAAGAACCTGGCGCACACGCATGGGCCGGGGAGCTTAGCAGTCGTGCGGCAGTCTGCCCAGGGAGTAACAAGCGGCTCAGACGAGGACTGTTTAGTGGCGACAGCGGCTGATATACCGGTTTCTTTGGGCGTCACCGGTTCTGGCGGCTCTGCTTCTCAGGACATCATGCCGCCGTGGTATGCACTATGCTACATCCAGAGGATAACCTAACCGATGA